ACTTACGTGGGGTCGGTTCTGGTCTTCCACTTTGGGACAACGTTGAGTATGCAGACTGACATTCATTATGAGCCGGACCATCGCAGAGAGGGATGTTTCATCCCTTGCTGTGTTGGTCTTATCACTTTGATAGTCTTCTGTGTGCTCGCAGTTGCTCTCTGTGGAGATCGGATAATCGACTGGATTAATTCCTGTCTTTTGCCCTGACCAGTTCGGCTTAGCCGGACTTCTTTGAGGTGATCTATGACCATTCCTGCTTTCAACAATTCCCCCGGTTATCACGAGCATTATGAGTACTATTCTGGTACTCGTATTGATCGGATTGGTGGGAATCCTCCTTGGGTTCGCCCTTGGAATGAAGGAAGCTATCTGATGGAGGCCTGTAAAAGGCCTGCTCCAGAGAAAGGAATGAAATACGGAAATTGGCGCTATCCCACTCCTTGGAGCAGGTCCGTCCGAAAGACGAAACCTGGTCGTATGGGTGTGGAACCGGCTGACCGCAATGCGGGCAACTGGACTGCGCTGGAAGGGCCTTCTTGTGGATTCTTTCCATTTGAGGCGCCCGCCCCTGACTCATTTGATCCTCATCTTGGGAACGCCCGTTCGAAAGCCCTCACCCTGTCCTTATCAAGGACACGTGGTGATCGTGCTATTCAAATGGGAGCTTCCATGGGTGAGATGGGTCAGACTCTCCGCATGATCGGCAGTAGTGCTTCAAAAGTTGCCAAGGCGTACATGGATGTACGCCGAGGTAAGTTTTATTCGGCGCTCGACCATCTTGGTCTTGCGATTCCGAGATCTGGTGTCACCCTTGGTAAAGGGCCAGCTGATTTCTGGTTAGAATACCAGTACGGCTGGAAGCCCCTCATGCAAGATATGTATGATGGGGGTAACCTGATCGCACAAGGTTTACGCAATCCCAATTCGATTTGGCTCTCTTGCTCTGGTACTGGTAAGTACTCTGGGTCGGAGGACCTTTATCGTCCTGGAGGCGTTGTAGGATTTCGTCTTAAAGAAAAGTATAGTAGAGACTACTATGCTCACGTTAAGCACTTCTACACCGTTTCCAGTCAACTCGCCGATCAAATCGACGGGTTCGGATTGTTTAACCCAGCTAGCATTGCTTGGGAACTTGTTCCCTTTAGCTTTGTTGTTGACTGGTTTGTTCCAGTTGGCAACTTGTTAGCTGCTGCTACGAGTACTATCGGCCTCGATTACATCGCTGGGTACATCACGGAGGGCCAAACGGATACCAGAGAAGGTATCTTAGAGCCCAACACTGATGGTTCCAACGACGGTCAAACGTCGTTTGGTTCGTTCTATCAACAGGCTTATAGCATGTTGCGTGTACCACTTAGTGGATTCCCTTCCGCTGAATTGTACGCGAATGAGAACCCCTGGTCATCTGCTCATATTGCTAATGCAACTGCCTTGGTCAGGCAACTGTTTTAGTTAAGGTGCAGACTCTCTAGCCTCGATTATCGCAATTGTGCGATAGCGGTACTGATGCAGCAATTCAGCTGCCAGTTATTGGAAAGCATATACATGCCCCAACTCAACACCCTCATCATCACTGATGAGGCTGACCCGCAGGTTCAGCACACGTTCACTCCGAATGGTATTCAGGGTGGCGTTGCTAGTCTCGAGGTGAACTCCGGTGTTCCAATTGCGAACACTCGGCTGACTGCAAGTCAGGTTACAACCTCCAACGGAAAGCGTAAAACTACGCTGAAGCTGGCGGTTCCTGTCGTGCAGGACTCCGTGGTAAACGGGATCGCACGGCCCACGATCGTACGTACCGCATATGTGGACGTTACTTTCACGGCTGATGCGACTTCGTCGACTTTCGAACGCGGGCATATCCGGAACATGGTCCGTGCCATTCTTGGCTCGGGTGATGTCCAGAAGCTCGTGGACGATTTGTCGCCGATGTACTGACCACTTCGGTGTTCAGTAATCCCGGCGGGGAACGTCTTGCAATGGTTGGGCTAATAGGCCTCTTCCTTTGCGTTATGTTCCTCGCATTTATCTTCTCCATGGGATTACCCATGGGGAATGCCGTTATTGGAGTACCAAATGGCCAAGCACCGTCGTTCCACGCAAATATGCGTCAATACGAAGATGCCCGAGGAGTTAACAGAGCAATTCCGAGAGAAAATTCTAGGATTGAGGTCGTTCCCGAAGGGGGACTATCTCAAGACTGAGTTCTTTTCGAAATATATAAGCTCTGACACCGACCCCGCGGAAACGCGGAGACTGCGCGCCATTACCAAATGGTTAGCGGTTGAGAGAGACAATGAAGCCACTAATGACAGATTATTTCTAACCCCCGAGGATTTTCAAATAATGCCTCGGGTGTCATATGGCAACTTTGTTTCTTTCTGTCGCGATATCATCGCTGATATCATCGGTGAGACAGCGCCATTGGAGTCTCTTATCGGGACTTTCTCTGGCGGTGCTTCTACGAGTCGACCTCGTACGAAGAGCCATCCGGCTTCTAAGTACCTCGGAAAAGCGCATGTCACCCCTCGCTGTCTTGAACTCTTTGAGGATATTTCCTCAGAGATGCCAGGATGGCTCGGGGACGGGACTGCGATCGATAAGATCGTTGTTCCAGGCAACGTGATGTTCACTGTTCCCAAGAAAACGGATATAGATCGCTGCGCTTGTAAGGAGCCCGATCTGAACATGTTCATCCAGAAGGGGATAGGATCTTATTTTAGGTCCTGTCTACGCCGTAAAGGCATCAACTTGAATGATCAGTCGATAAACCGATCATTCGCTCGGACCGGATCCTTAACCGGTGAGTTAGCGACATTTGACTTGTCAAGTGCCTCTGACTCGGTAACGACTGAGCTAGTCGCTCAGTTGCTCCCAGAGTGTTGGTACACCCTCCTGGACTCTGTTAGGAGTCCAGTCACCATCATTGATGGTGAAGAACATTCCAACCACATGTTTTCCTCGATGGGCAATGGCTTTACCTTCGAATTGGAGAGTTTACTCTTCTATTCGTTGACTAGGGCCATCTGTTTCTTCTCTGGAACACGTGGAGTCGTGTCCATCTACGGTGATGATATTATATGCCCTACGGGCATCTCTAACATACTTCCGTACGTTTTCGGATATTTCGGTTTCTCAGTTAATATGGAGAAATCGTTTTATTCCGGAGATATTCGAGAAAGCTGTGGAGGTCATTACCAAAGTGGGCGTGATATCACTCCTTTCTACGTAAAGGAGCCCATTACTACTCTATTGGACGTCATAGACGTTGCCAATAAATTAAGGAAGTGGGCTCTGATCGAGGATTTCAATATCCTCGATCCTGAGGTTGAAGGAATTTGGCTTTGGCTAAAGTCCTTCGTCCCCAGACGGTTTTGGGGTGGTGAAAATACCTCATACAAGTACCAGCTAGTATCTCACGATACTAGTTCTCACAAAATCGTTGAAGAAACGAAGTCTGTGAGTACGGGCCTTGGTGGGTATTTTCATTGGCTTAATGTCACATGGGATCGCACCGGTTTGATAGGGGATGGCGTGACAACCTCCTCTAGGACCAAAGATCGGTCTGTTTTCAGATCCAAATCAGTGTGTCGAAAGACAGTGCCTCGTCTGCCGGCTTTGTTCCTCTCGGAACTTAGCCTGACACCGAGTCATGTGAGAGAATAATTCTCTCTAAATCCGTCTAACAAACGGTGGGTCTGCCTGG